GAAGTAAAGAGTGAAGAAGTTTTCTTGAGTCATTCTTTCCCGACTCCGAATGAGGCATCGTTAGGATTGAGCCAGCGCAGAATGACGGGTGCTACTGCTGCCGCGCCTGCCATCGCTAAGGTCTTAGGATCTGTTACGCCTGCCATGTATAGCGCGAGGGCAGCGGCCAAGAATGATCGAGCCCATGATGCTGCTAGTGATTTTGCTTGCTCCATTAGTTTCCACCTATCATCGGGATATTAAAGAATGAACTGTCTTCGTCGCCCTTAATAGTAAAACTGATATGCGCGTGATGATTATGCTTATTGATCCCATCATAAGGACGCCAAGCCCAAGCCTTTTTAGATGAGGCGATACGGCCATCGAAGATGATGTAACTAATTCTCTTATTGCCAGATTTTGCAGCGAGTCGAATCTGATCAACCAAGTCAGGCATGACATCGGGCTTCCGGCCTTTGCCGTTAAGGTCGCGGTCAACATCGATGGCACGAACCCATCCTTGTACATCTGGATTATGATCAGACTTGCGAGCAGCGTGTCTTGTGTCACCGATCCAGCCGTCCGAAGTTCTATCTCTATCTGGGAATGCATCATCGATCTGCTCTCTAAGCTGGATCGCTGATCTTGAGAGCCTCGGCTTCACAGGCTTCACACTCCCATCGCTTTAGATCATTAAGTAGTAAAGAATCATGACCGCACTCTGGCATAGGTGCGATAAACGCATCATCGATCGGATCGTATGTATGACCGATCCCCGCGTAATTAAATCTGAATCCATTTGTCGCAGCGTTATAGCTTGTCTTTACCCATGTGCCGCCAAGGTTATCTATAAGCCATGAATAGCCTTCATCGCCTGCTGGATCGTTATTATCGCCTACGAGTACGCGAATGACTTTAGAGTCTGCGTCTATTTCTGCCCAGTGACTCATACGGGATACCTCACTATGAAAATTCCTGAACCGCCTGCAAAACCTGCTCCTGCTGTACCGCGACCACCAGCACCGCCGCCTGTGTTTACTGTTCCAGCAGTTCCATTAGGTGAGCCTGTATTATAATTTCCACCAGCACCGCCGCCACCTAAACCAGCAGCGCCAACAGTCCCCGAAACTACGCCACCACCACCACCGCCAGAAAAATAATAATTACCGCCAGAAAGTTGTCCAGCACCAGTTGCAGCGCCAATAACATTAATTAGCGAATCGGTGCGTCCTACTCCACCTGCGCCGCCATTTGATCCCCCTGCTGTGCCAGCTGCACCTGCACCGCCACCGCCGCCTGCGCCGTTATTACTTCCACCATTGGCACCATTAAAACCATAGCCAGTTGCACCGCCAGAGTTACCTTGTGTGGCTGTACCTGCATTTGTGTTATACGCACCGCCGCCACCAGAACCACCATTTGCGGCATTTAATACAGCGCTGCCTGCTCCACCTGCACCACCACCGACAGCTGTGCAAGTGTCAAAAGTCGTATTGACGCCGTTAGACGCAAGCGTATTATTATCAACAGAACCAGCGCCACCGCCGCCAATAGTTATTGAATAAGTACCTGTGCTGATTGTTCTGGATGATTGAACCAATAATCCACCAGCGCCACCGCCGCCACCTGCTTGTCCAGTCGTGCCACCGCCGCCAGCGACTACAAGTATGTCGGCGGTAATAGAACTTCCAGATACAACCAACGAGCCATTACCAGTAAAAACTCGATAGTTAAAACCGCCAGAAGTGTAGAGAGTTCCTCCTGTAACTACAGCTGGAGGAATTGGAGCTCCATAAATACCGACCAGATTGTTAAGCATTACCCAATAGCTCCGACGACGTACCAAGTATCTGTGCCTGTCTTAATGCAAGCCGCTGATTTGTACTGTGCAAGCGTAGGCTGAGCCGCCACTGCGCCAGCCGATAAGACTGTAGTTGTGCCAGAGGTAACTGCTGAAATTGTGCATGTGCCTACGCCAATGTTGAGAACTGTGAGGACTGTGCCAATAGGGAATGCAACCGAGGCGTTAGTCGGGATCTTAAAGGCGATCGCTGTAGCCTTATTCATTAGCTCTAAGACCTGATACTGGTCTGCTGAGACTGCTGTGTAATCGGCTGTATTGGCTGTGCCGATTCCAAAGGTTACTAGCCCGTTATAGTCTGCGGCAGTAAAAATATCGCCTGTCGTCGCTGGAAAGCCTTCTGGCATTGTATTCTCCTAGTATCCCATTATTGATTGTCCGATTATACCGTATGTACTTGATCCCAATATGAATCCTTCTACGATTGGCTCAAGTGTTGTCACAGTGCATTTCATGCTGTTAGGGGTTATGTCCCACGCCAAGCCTTGCACCTGCAAGGTCTTCACGATTGTCGAGCCATCTGGCTGGACGTTAGTGATCTCGACGTTATCAAAATAATCTAGGCCGATCATCGTGTCCGTTGGCACGTCTGGATCCAATAGATCGACAGTCATGGCATCAATGCGGATAGTTGTTTCTGCTCTGGTTGCTACATAGATCCGAGCAATGTCTAAGACTTGAGCATCTGTCTCTGGGATCATCTCCGTGACAGTAGTGCCATGAGGGAAATACTTAGCCGAAGATGTTGCATCTGTAGCAGTCTGCGCTGTGCCGCCGATGCGTGTCATGCTGGTCTGGTTAACGATGAGCTTGTCATCAAAGGCGTACTTGAGATCCGAGTAAGGAATGCCTGTAGTCTGGTTAAACTCAATAGGTGTAGCCGCTAGAGATCCCACTACGTCGGTGCGATCCTTAAATTCTGCTGTGCCATCTGTGCGAATAAAGAATGCGCCTTGCTCTGCGAACTCTGCTGCCTTGAGAGCTGCTAGGGCTGGACGAGCAGTCCCGGGATCTGCCTGGACTGTCGTCGATCCTGTGTCGGTAATTCTCATGGATGTAGGAAATGCAACTTGATCTAGGATTTTTGTAATTCGAGTGCCAGTTGTCTGGCCAGCAGTTGCGTCTGTGACAGTAGCGACGTTAGCCATCTGAAAAAGTCTGAATGCATCGGAGCAGACTAGATCGACGTATCCAATCTCCTGCCCTGTTGGATAGTAATACTTATATGAATCGACATAGCCTGAGAATAAGAAGTGCTGAGTAGTTGCAGTAGTCGCAGCTATGCGAACTTTACGAAGTGGAGTTAGGTAGCCAAAATAAGGACTGGATGTATTTTGAGGGTTGAAGTATGAGTCAGGATCTAAGACTCGGACTGTGCAGTTGCCAGCCTCGTAAGTGTCTCGCATGATGTTACGGCCACGACTGATCTTGATAGAGCGAGTAACATCGCTAAGATCGACTACTGGATCAGGGACTTCGCTCGATGCGAACTGAGAGACTCCAATTACGCCATACTTAGCATCGCCGACAGTAAAGGGATACCCGAAAGTAGCACCTTGGCTAAAGTCGAATGATACCGAGATGGTTGCAGGAAGTGTCATGCGATCGCTACAGCGCCCTTGTTGCCTGATCGATTGATGCCAACAAAAGATCCTGATAAAGATTCATTAGTCTGTGAGTTAGTAATTATTGCGGCGAGGTCTTCTTCGCCGACTTTAACTGAGACATAAACATCGCCCCCCTCCGCCGCCGCTTGAGCAGCGTCTGCTTTTCTTTGTGATTCTGCTGCCGCAATTAGGGCATCAATTAATTCTTGAGTGGCATCGGTCATCCCAGTCCCGATTGTTTCTGGAGCCTTGATAATAGTTTCCGCGCTGACTCCTAAACTAGCTGCTGTGTAAGCTAATAAATCGGCAGGGATCTTCCAATCCTCATAAGGATTAGGTGCTTTAGGAGTAGCAAGCAAGGCAAGACGCAGTTGCTCATTGCGCTTAATAGCAGCATCTAGTTGATCAGATAACTGTGTCGCTAGGCTGGCATTGCCTTCAAGAATGGCCTTCTGCAATAGCAAAGAGATGCGATCGGTTTCGCTAATCTTTCCCTTGAGTGCTGCCTCAAAACCAATAGCGTCTAGGTTAAGAGTCTTTGAGGCCTTATCTAAGGCAAGTTTCTTCTTCTGTTCTGCAAGGGATTTAGTCTGAGTCTTTGCTAATTCTTTAGATCGTTTAATTGCATCTGTTTCTGCTTTTTTGCGAGCTGCATCATTTGTGGCGCTAGAGTAAATGCCAACAGGCATAGATCCTAGATAGCCCATCTTAATACCCTCGAAAGATGCTCTAAACATCTTTTCTTGGTTATCAATAATGGTTACGACGTTTTTCTCATAATTGTCAAAAGGATTAAGTGAAGCAAGAATGGCTTGGTCGGATGTTAAATAGTAAAGTTTCTTAAATCCGAACACGGCTGTTGCAACCATGCTGGCGATCTTTGTCGCTAGTCCCTCGATCTTGGCAACGAACTCCTGAGGATCTCCAGCTGCAAAGGCTGCCACTAGAGACTCGACTAGAGCGCCGCCGATCTTCTCTGAGGCTTCTCCAACGGCTGTGTTGATTAGCTCAAACTTGCCAGCGTATGTGTCGAGATAAGCAGCATTAGATCCCTTGAATGTAGCAGCGAACTTAGACTGTACGTCGGCAAATTTCATTGTTTTCATTTCGGCCTGAGTCAGTCCTAAGGCATACTTGCGAAGTCCCTTAGTGTTTCCAACGTAAGCCATTGAAAGATCATTTACTACAGTCTCGTAATCCTCGCCAGAACCTCGTGAGATGTCGAGTGCTTGAGTAAGTAATTCTTGAGACTTGGTAACTGATCCAGTAGTCTGCAATAGTTTCTGCATTGCCGGACGCAGTTCATCATCTGTAACGCCAGACATTGCAGAGAGTTCGGCGATGAAACTCTCAATGCGTACAGTCTCAAATCCTAGACCAAGATTCCTAACTGACGTAACTAAACGGCTGGCTGCCTTCTCGTCTTCCATGAATGCCTTAGCAGCTTCTTTGCCGAACTTAATTACGGCGGCAGTTGATAGACCGATACCTACTGCGCCTGCTAACTTCTTAAAAGACTTCGAGAGTTTCTTGACATCTTTGTCGGTATCTCCCAAGGCTTTCTTGCCTTTGTTTTCGACAATTATGGGGATTCTTAATTCAGCCATTAGTTGCCACTTTCATTGAACTTAGCGGCAGCCTTTTCAAGCGCCTTAATGACTCCAGCCTTAGCCTTGCCTTCATCCTGTTTGTAAGCCTTAAATAATGCTCGGCCTGACATCTTGCCGCTGCCAGACATAGAGCCTGGCAACACGGACACGAACTTACCGCTGGACTTACGGCCAGCCCAATCATAAATTACTGCCGCTGCTCGCTTACTGTGAATCGAGACAGTCGCTGACCATCCTTGAGCATTAGGTTTTGTTGGCGTTAATTTATAGCCAACACCTCGACGCGCTTCTCCTGCATCATACATTGGGAATGTGGCCGTCTTGACTTCATGCTTGACAAATCCAGATGGCATCTGATCATTTGATGGCAAGAATCCTTTGGCCTTTTTTACCAGTGGCTTTAAGAACCCGACCATTTCATCGCGTGTTGCTTTGTCCAGATCAGGAGAAAACTTCTTAAGGGCTTTGCGAAGCTCGTTAGCGCCTTTTAACTCTGTAGGCATCGCTCTGCTCCTTTGCTCTATCTTTCAACGCTTTCAGTAACATCTGAAGCATTGTCGAATCTAAATCAATTAAGTATTGTGGAGGGATAGCCGTCTCAATGCTCAAGCGAGCGATGAGATAGTGGATGCTATCCCGTCCGATTAAACCAAAGGGTCAGACTCCGCAACCTCGACACTCCTTAAAGTATCGAGAAAGTCTGGCCCAAATGGCTTGACTGTGACTCCACTTAGTCGAAGGCCTTCATGGAATAATGCATAGACATGTTCTTGCTTTTCATCTTCGCGAAACGCACGATGAAACCCTTTTTTAGCGTACAGCTCGAACCAGACTTCTAGTCGAGGTGTGACCTCGATGTGATGAACTAATCCGTCTGTCATTGTGCCTATTAATTTTGCCATGCTGTGCCCCTTTGTTTAGTGTTTTAGAATGTGCCTGTAGTGGCAACTACTGTAGTGCCTGAGACGTTAAATGTCAGGCTCTGCATTGCGATGTCAGAGACAGCGCCATTAACATCAGTAGTTGAGTTGATTAAACAAGTCATAGTATAGAGTGGGTTCGTCGCAGATACTGCGGTTCCCTTTTCCTGTAGTAGGACTACTGTGACGTTTGTCCCCCATGCAGCTTGCAAGGTCTGTAGGACGTTCGATGTTGCTGTGTCATTGAGAAAGTCGATTGTGACAGATGATGCTTCAAGGCCTTTAACGAACTTGTGTCCGCCATCGCCCATCGCTGTTACTTCGAGCTCGTCAAAAGTGCGGTTAAGTGTTACTGCTGTAACGTGGTCTGAAAGATCGACTGAATTGATCTTCACGCCGACCTTATTGTTTAGAAATACAGCCATGAGATTATTCCTCGTCTTTCTTAGTAGTTACTGGCTTAGGTGTTGATGGTGCTACCTGCCCGATCTTGATCAGGAAGGCTTCTTGCTCTTTTTCCCA